AGCCCAGCGTCTGTCACGCGCAGGGTCAGGCCATAAAAAACTAGAAGGGTATGACAGCACAACAAACTAAGAAGTACAACGATCTGCTCAACGCATACGAAAAGCGGGCAGACTTGACACCAGGCCAGCAGCAACTGCTGTACACATTGGCTTGCGTAATCATTGAAGAGAAACACCTGCAGGACTACTGCGACGAACACGGCACGTGCTACGCGATGACGGCCAAGAGCGGCGACGTCATGAACCGAATGCGTCCAGAGTGGCAGCAGCTCAAGGAGGCGCGCCACCGCAAGCAGATCATCATTACGCGCTTGGAAAATTGGATTGGCGAGGGCAAGGAAGTAGCAGACGAAGCAGACAAATACTTTGGCTGATTACCACTTCGACGACGCAGCAGCCGACCGCGCTGTTGAATTTATCGAGCGCTTTTGCACGCACGTCAAGGGCGAGCTGGGCGGCAAGCCGTTCCTGCTGGAGGCGTGGCAGAAGGACGACATTATCCGCCCGCTGTTTGGCTGGAAGAAAGAGGACGGCACGCGCAGATACCGCACCTGCTATGTTGAGATACCACGCAAAAACGGCAAGTCTAACCTAAGCGCGGCCATCGCATTGTACATGCTGTTTGCTGACGGCGAGCCAGGCGCAGAGGTAATCAGCGCAGCGGGAGACCGTGGGCAGGCAAACATTGTGTTCAACATCGCGCAGGAGATGATCAACAACAGCCGCCACTTGCGCAGCAGGGCACGCGTCCTGCGCAACGTGGTTAACTATAAATCGAGCTGGTACAAGTCGATCAGCGCAGAGGCGTACACCAAGCACGGCCTGAACTGCCACGCCGTCATCTTCGACGAATTACACACGCAACCTGATCGCGACCTCTGGGATGTGCTGACTACATCGACAGGCGCACGGCGCCAGCCGCTTGTCATGGCACTGACTACAGCGGGCCACGACCGCGCCAGCATCTGCTACGAGGTGCACGAGTACGCTGAGAAAGTACGCGACGGCATTATCGAGGACGACAGCTTTCTGCCTGTGCTGTACTGTGCAGACATTGACGACGATTGGACAGCAGAAGAGACGTGGCGCAAGGCCAACCCAGGGTATGGCAGTATTTGCCGCCAAGACTACTTTGAGCAGGCCGTAAAGAATGCAAAGGCAAACCCAAGCATGGTCAACAGTTTCTTACGTTTGCACCTAAACATTTGGACGTCAGCAGAGACGGCCTGGATACCAGACGACATCTGGATGAAAGGCAACAAACCTATACCACATGACAGGCTACACACACTACCTTGCTATGGCGGTCTGGACCTTGCATCTACACAAGACCTCACTGCATTCGCGCTGCTTTTTGCTGACGTGGAGCACGACTGTTATTATCTGCTTGTTCATCAGTTTGTCAACTCCGAAAAAGCGCACACCAAAAAACTAAGCGCGGGCATTGACTACATAGCCTACGAGCGCGCTGGTGACATTACCCTGACACCAGGCAACGTTACTGACTACAGGATTGTAAAGGAGTACATCAACGCGCAGTGTGCCAAGTACGACGTGCGCAGCATCGGATACGATCCGCGCTTCAGCACATACATTGTGGCAGAGCTGGAGGCCGACGGAGTGCAGATGTCTCCGATGGCTCAGAACATTACAACCATGAACGGCCCAACTAAAGAGTTTGAGATGGCCGCCATGAAGGGCCAGATTATACACGGCGGCAACCGCTGCATGCGTTGGCAGATGGGCTGCGCTGTTGTGTACATGGACGTCAACGAGAACAAGCGCGTAACTAAGGAGAAGCAGGAGAACAAGAAAGTTGACGGCGTGATTGCCAGCATCATTGCCATGAACGAATACTGCCACACATTAGGCGAGCAAGATTTCTTTTTTGACGTATTGGATTTGTGACGTAGATTGCTTACATTCTCGCTTCACCTGTACTGAATGGCCACACTATCAGACCGTCTTAGCGCCTTGTTTCGTTACCGCGTGGGTAAGTTTAACAGCCAGACATTGGAGGCAGAACTGGGCATCAATCCTATGGTGCGCAGCGGCGTCAACATTACAGAGACCAGCGCCCTGGCCATCTCTACAGTCTATGCCTGCATCAACAAGATTGCAAGCACCATCAGCAGCCTGGACCTGGAGCTGTACGTGCGCGACGGCCGCAACATTGAGGTCGCCAACCAGCACCCTGCCTACGACCTGATCACATCAGCGCCTAACGAGCACCAGAACGCATTCGACTTCTGGGAGACGTTGATGAGCAGCGCGCTGATGTACGGCTGCGGGTACGCTATCATTGAGCGCAACACACGAGGCTATGCAGAGCGCCTTGTGCCTGTCAGCTACTACGACGTAGATATTAAAGACGTGGACGGTGAGCGCGTGTATGTGATTCGCGACTACGGCGCTGTCACACAGGACAACATGCTCGAAATTTCTTGCATGAACAAGATGAGCCCGATTCGCCTGCACCGAGAAAACATGGGCTTGGCCAAGGCAGCGCAGGATTTTGGCAGCGAGTACTTCGGGCAGAAAGGCCAGATGACTGGCGTGCTGGCATCCGACCAGCCGCTGCGCAAGGAGCAGATGGATGTGATACAAAACAGCTGGAATCAGAGTGCCATGAACGCGGGCACCAAGCTGCTGCCTTTTGGCTTTAAATATCAGCGCATTACCATTACGCCAGACGAGGCGCAGTTTATCGAGACGCGCAAATTTCAGGCAGAAGAAATCTGCCGCATCTACAGCGTGCCTACCTCGCTGGTGCAGCTGCCGTCACAGACTACGTTTAACAACGTGGAGCAGCAAAACCTGCAGTTTGCACGTCACACAATTGCACCGTGGGCAAAGCGCATTGAACAGGAGATTGACCGCAAGTTGATACAATCATTTGAGCGGCCAGAGCTGTACAGCAGGTTCAACATGAACGACCTGTACCGTGGCGACCTTGCAGCACGCACCAACTTCTACCAGCAGATGTTATCGAGTGGCGTTGTGTCAATCAATGAGGTGAGAGCCAAGGAGCAGATGAATCCTGTGGAGGGCGGCGACGTGCACACGGTGCAAATCAACCAAATCGCGCTTGATCGCCTTGGCGAGTACAGCGACAAAGTAAGCAACGATGGAGGACAACCAACAGTATAAAGACGCTGAGAAGCGGACCATGGGCACCATTGAGGTGCGCGAGGCCGACAGTGACGACATGGTGCTAGAAGGCTATGCCGCTGTGTTTAACAGCGAAACAGACCTTGGGCACTTTCGTGAAGTAATTAAGCCAGGTGCATTTGACGACGTAATGACCAACGACGTGCGCGCGCTAATTAACCACGACCCTAATTTGATTCTTGGACGTACCGAGAACGGCACACTGGAATTGAGCACAGACGAGCGCGGGCTGAAGTACCGCGTTAAGCTGGGCGCGCAACAGTATGCAAAAGACTTCTACGAGAGCGTCAAGCGCGGTGACATCAGCCAGAGCAGCTTTGCCTTCACAATCAAAGACCAGAGCTGGAACGAGGAGCGCACCGTGCGCAGCGTAGACAAGGTGCGGCAGTTGTTGGACGTGTCACCTGTGACCTATCCAGCATACGCAGCCGCCACGGTGCAGGCGCGTGACCAACAGCTTGAGCTAGACGAAGCCATTGCAGAAGCGGTGGCCGACACAGATACAACAATTATTGAAACACAAACATTTGAAACTATGAATCTCAACGAGATGAAGGCGACACGCGGCAAGCACGCGGACCGCTTTGAAGAGTTGGTTAATGTCGCAGAAACTGAAAACCGCGACTGGACCAACAACGAACAGGAAGAGGCTGACCTTTGCAAGCGCGAGGTGGAACGCCTCGACGGAAAGATTGACCGCCGCCAGGCACACGAAGACATGATCGCACGTCAGGCCCAGATGGGTGGCACGTCAGTGTCCGAGGCCAAGGAGGTCAACAAAATCAATCGCTCTTTCAGCCTCAGCCGTGCTGTGCAAGCTGCCAGCTTTGGCAAGGCACTCGAGGGCGCAGAAGCTGAGTGGAGCCAGGAGGCAGCTAAAGAGTACCAGATGCGCGGCTTGCAGATGAGCGGCCAGATTGGTATTCCAGCCCACGCACTGTACCGTGCTGGTGGTGCTGACGACTTTCAGGCTGACAGCGGTGACGGCTCTGGCTTTGTTGCTACTTCTGTGCCTGGTGTTATTGACGCCTTGCGCACACCTACAATGGCCGAGCGCGTCGGTGTTACTACCATTAACAACGCAACAGGCAACTTGAAGTTTCCACGCGTTTCTGCCAAGGCTGCAGGTACTGAAGAAACTGAGGTTTCTGCCGATGCTGCGTCTGGTTTGGAGCTCGACGAATTGACACTGTCACCCATTCGTGTGGCTGCCAACACTAAGTACAGCAAGCAGTTGATTTTGCAGGGCGGTGCTCAGGTGGACGCTATGATTTCACGCGAGTTGGCTGCTGGCATCAATGAGACCATTGACAAAGCTGTGTTTGCTAAGGCTGCTGCCTCTGCTGGCAACCGTGTTGACAAGGACGGAGCTGTCACATACGCTGATCTAACCAACATGCAGAAAGCTGTGTTGGCTGCTGGTGGCGACTTGAGCGCTTGCTCATTTGTCGGTTCACCGACTGCCATGAGCATCTTGAAAGGTGAGGCCGCTGTGGCAAGCATTAAAGCAGTTGTGGAAGGCAACAACATTGACGGCTACAACACCAATTTCACACCAAACCTCATCGACTCAACTGCCAGCGAAGGCGCGTTGTTGTTCGGTGACTTTGGGCTTGGTATGGTGATGGCGTTCTTTGGTGGCATCGACCTGTTGGTTGATCCATACAGCAACGCAGGCACTGCGCAGATTGCTTTGCACGTGAACAAGTTCTACGACGTAGACGTTCGCCAGGCAGGTGCATTGGCTTACTTGTTTGACTTCGAGTAATAATTG